ACCGATGTCCGTAAGTGTGTCGTCGCCAACGAGTTTCTCCCTGGCCAGCGCATGCATCGCCTTGAGTGCGTTCAACACCTCTGTGAAGCCTGGGGCATGGCGGATCGATTCGGTTCTCGTCGCCACGTCCACCTGAGCCTGGAGCTCAAGGCAGCGTCGCTGGAGCTTCTCAACCTCGATCCTCTCACGTTCACGGACGTTCCAGAACTGGTCCTCGCCCATGATGTCTTCGGCGCGCATCTGCATCAGGCTGCTCCTGGGTTCGGAGCTTGGCTCATGCCGTTGCTCTTCGCCTCACCACCTGGGCCTCCCTCGCCACGCTCGGTCTCATTGTTCCTGACCTTCGGAGACTCAGGGCCTTGGCCGGGTCCCCCGGCTCCTCCGACCGGCGAAGGCTGTCCGCCGCCGCCTCCACCACCACCCTTGAGCAAGCCCATCTGCGTGCCCACCTGGGCCACCTGCATGAGCATGTTCTCCTGCTGCATCTGTCGCTGTTCGAGCTTGAAGTAGTGATCGGCAACGTGCGCGCGAGCTCGCGCGGCCGTTCCAGGAGATCGTTGTTCGAGCATCTTGAACCGCTCGGACGCGACTTCCTCCATGTGGCTGATGATGTGCCGCATGTCGTTGTCGTCCTTCTTACGCGGCGGCACGTTGCCGTGATACCACAGCTCGTGCTCCTGGCTCGGGGTCAGCACGTTGATCTCGTCGGGGATCGTGATGATCTCATCGACGTTGCGAAGATCGAAGCCGTGCTCTAGGATCATCGCGAGCAGTCGCGGCGCGTTGACCGCTTGCGGTCCATACATCTGGTTGATGATCGGAACTCGATCAAGGATGTTCACGAGCTGCTGAACCTGGGTCATCTTCGTGGTCAGCTTGTGGCTCGCTATCGGCAGAACAAGGAATCGTCCAACAACATCCTGCGGCCTGATGTTGTAGCGGTCCTGGTAGCGAAGGCCGACCGGACCCAGTTCACGGACAACCTTGTCGTAGGACATGAACTGCTGGTTGTTCCATGCCATCTGATCGAGCATTGGAACTTCGATCTCCTGCTCATACGACTCGATCATCGGCACGAGACGGAGGTTCGCCTCGTCGATCTCGCTCATGTGCTGTGTCGCAGTCTTGCTGTCGCCGAATGGGTCCTTGCCACCCATCGACGGCGACGTGGCCCCCGACGTTTCGCGAATGTCCACCGTCAGGACGTTCTCGGCCTTGAGCGCAGCATCGCTGACCTGGGGCACGTGGAGAGGAGCGATCGACTTCTCGATGTCGGGAACTCGGATGCCGTGGCCGGGCTCGATAATCATCTGGCCGCCGGGGATGTTGGCGTCGTCAGAGATCATCCACATCGGATTCGCTTCGAGCTGCGTCGCAGTCATCAGCAGGTTGCGCTTCATGTCCTTTTCCATGGACAGGCGCGCGATCATTTCCAGACCGCCGATGCCGTAGAACTCATCTTCAAGACTGATCGGACGCCACGCTTGGTAGGGCTTCTGCTGATGCCAGAACGGACACTGCGTCACGCGCACGACTAGCTGAAGGCTCTTCGGCTCGACCATGACCACGTTGCACAGGCGGGTCGTGTAGCTGCCGTTGTCGTTCTTGATGACCAGCGGACCCCACCAGTCGATCACCTCGTAGTGCGGGACGTGAGGAGCCCACGACGCTTCGCGAGGATCGAAGACCCCGTAGCTGTAGCTCTTCCTTTCCTTGAACTCGTCACCGAACGACGTGTCCTTGCCGCCTGGGAAGTCCTTGAGCTTCTGGAGATTGATCCAGTGCCGGAGCTCTCCCATCATCTTGACCTTGTAGTCCGGCCAGCCAGAACGGTCGGCCGCCCACTCGGCGTCCTCGATCGAGCTCGCGTTGGGGCTCGTGAGGAAATCGAAGATCGAGACGTTGTTCACCTCGTTACCGTCGAAGATCAACTCCTCTCTCGTGATCTTGTCGAGCTCCAACGTCGTGGCTCCAGGCCAGCTCGGATCTGGTATCCGCTTGGCTGTCCGGTAGGTCATCTCCCCGAGCTCTTGCCGCCAGTAGGTCTTCTGGATCCCTGTTCCGTAGATCAGCCCATCGCGGATCAGTCGCGTGGCCTTTGGCTTGAACCTCGTCTTACGAAGCTGGTCTCGGCAGAGGATCTCCTGCATCAAGGCCGAGTCGTCGTGCTCCTCTTGCTCCCCGTAGAACTTGAACCATCGATCTGTCGCGAACAGGGTTCGCAAGATCTTCGGTAATAGAGTTTCAACGATCTTGAAGGGCTCTGGGCTGTGCAGCTTCGCGCGCCCGTAGGTATAGGTGTCGAGTGACTCTCCTCGGTAGAGCCGGTAGAGGATCAGCCACTTGTTGCGCAGGAACTCCATGACGTTGAACACGTCCTTGAGCCCCGAGAGCACCGCGTCCTTGGCCTGCTCGACGACGAACTCGTTGTCCGCCAAGTTCGGGTAACCAACGCTCTCCGCGTAGAGCCGAGCTTGCTGTTCGATGTTCGTGTCCTGCTCGAACGCATCCTCGGTCAGCGTGTAGGGGCCTTCTATCGGCTCGGTCCCCTTGCGCGGCTTGTAGGTCCCCATGCCTCGCTGCGCCTGCCCGCCGATACCCGTGCGAGGGTTCGGCGGCGACGCAGGGGCCATGTTCGTGGAGTTACCGAGTTCGAGTCGGTCGCCCACCGATCACTCTTCCTTTCGGTTGGACTTTGACTTTGACCCGCACGGGTTGCTTTCCATCTGCGTGAACGGGTTGATCTTGTCGAAGTGATCGAAGTCCGATGACTTGAGGATCATGTCGCTTTTGCGGGTCTGGTTCGTGTCCGCTTCGGACGGATACCACTGGTCCTTTACCACGACACCTTTCGTCGATTTCTCGTGCATCGGCAGTCTCCAGGACTTCGTAGACCGGACCGGTCCAGCCGGGCCAGAGCCGAGCTCGGCCCGGCCAACGAGACTCATACCACTTCAGCCAGTCGATGGCACGGGCCGGGTCGTTGTAGAAGCTGCGTTTGCCTGTTGCCGGGTTCTCCAGCCCGAAGAAGTAGCCGGTGCCGTTCACCAGCGTGAAGCCCAGGCAGTAGATCGGCGAGCATCCCATCAGGTGCGCCGTCTGGATCATGTAGCACAACGAGTTACCACCCGGATGGTAGGGCTGCCGCATCGAGCTCGGCATGAATGGCGGCGTATGCTGGCGTTGGATCCTGCCCTTCCCGTCGCGCGTGACTGCCTTCGGTTGCTGAATGAAGATCTCACTCACTGGCCACTTCCGCCTCCCCACCACGCGCAGCATGTGCGATCCGGCAACCGAGTAGGGGCCGCCGCCGAAGAGTCGTTTGCTCGCTACGACAACCAGGGAGTCGGGACATCGAGCGAGTCGCTCTCGCTCGGACTTCCAGACGTTGATGTCAACGACATGCCATACGCTGGGGACCAACGCTCGGAGCGTCCAGTTGCTTCCGATGACGATCTCGCCAGCAGCAGCGACAAGTCCTGTGGACTCAAGTAGGCCGCCGGCTCCCCCAAGAAGGAATGCTGGCTTGCCCGTTCCAATCCCATCAAGCCAACCCGGATCAGCACTTCCGCCGCGCGGTGCGCATAGCTGTGCCGCCTTGAAATCAGGTAGGAGCATGCATCACCGATCTTCTCGGCTTCGTCGGGGTGCTTCAAGTAGTAGAGCACGAGCTCTACGAAGTGATCGGGGTCCTGCGCGCGAGGAGCCATCGGGAACAAGCGTGCGAGCTCGCTTCGGTGGTCATCGCTGACCACGCATGTTCCGCAAGCTGCCATCTCCAGGAATCGAGGGTTGACGTGCGCCGCAGGCAGGTTCGCATCGTTCCAGAACCCGGTTCCCTCTCGCTTCGGCATCTGCCGGCAGAGCTCGATTCCTTCTGGAACGTGCATCGCTCTCGGCCTTCCCATCACCCGCTTCTTGTAACACTCGTTGGTGATCTCAGGAGCTCGATGCACGTTGAGCCCCACGATGCAGCCCGCGTAGTGCTTCGGGTGGTCTTGCAGGGCAACCCACTTCGGATCGTTCTTCCCCACGGTCTTGAAGAACCTGATGTCCGCGCCATCCACGAGCCGCTCGATCGGCTTGAGCCAGTCGAGTCGTGGAATCAGCGTAGCGTTACCCAAGAAGAATGCAGGCACCTGCCGCCCGGCGTAGGGTCGTCGCGCAAAATGAACCACATCGACGCCGGGCGGCAAGTAGAAGACGTTGTTGCGGTCCTTCCTCGATCTTCGATGAACCTCAACCGTGCACGGGTCCATCGTGAAGACGTAGCCGAACCTCGGGCTATAGCGAGCCGTCTCACCTGACTCGTAGGGCTCGTCGCAGAGATAGACCGCAGTCTTGATCCCATCCTTGCGGAGACGGACCTGGAAGTCCTCGTTGCTCGCCGCGCGGCCGTGGTGGCACCACACGAGGTGAGGCTTCCACCGGGCAATGTGGTCGGCGATCTGCTTCGCCGTGCCCGGCATGCGCGTGCTCCGGTAAGGCGAGCTACCAACCGAGACGATCTGCCGCAGCACGCTGATGTCGAAGATCTGAACTTCGCAGCCGATCGCCTCAAAGCCACGCTTCCAGCCAGTCCGGTAGTCATCGCTGTAGATCAGCCGGCTGTCATCGGCGATGGCTACGCGGAACTTCTCGGTTGGCCCTACTCCGATCTTCCTAGCTACTGGCTGCAACCTTCGGCCTCCAGAGCTCGTGGTCGTGATGTTCGATCTCCGTGTAGCTCACAGCCGGCACATGCCATGCCGAACCACCCTGGGCATGCACAGCCTTCGACCAGAAGACGATCGGATCCACCGACCCGAATGGAGTCATCTTGCGCGCGTAGCTGGTCTGCACCACAGCGAACCGGCATCCCTCCAGCGGAGCTCGATTGTGAGGCCGCTTCACCGGGTAGTGCGTGGTGCTCTTCGTATCGGGGTAGAAATCCACGATGCCAGTGATCGGGTCACGGTCGAAGATCTGCTTGACCTTGCCGAACCACTGCCGGTCCAGCAGTCGGGTCTCCGGGCCGACGATCGCAGTGAGCTTCTCCACGCAGTCCAGAAGCCCTTCCGCCAAGATC